ATTGATAATCAATGTATAGGATTGGTTAGTATCCAGGTTTTCTAAGGTCTTCAATAACCTCATTTATATCTGTTACTGTAAAATCAGCGTTTTGTTGTAATTGTGTTTTTGTTTTATTTTTATTAATTCTATTAGTTAATGTTTTAGGATCTCCACTTTCAGCATAGTTCCCTTTCATTATCTCCATAGCTCTTTCTTTAGCATCTGTATGTACAGCATCTACTAAAGTATAGAATATTTCGTTTTTATAATTATAACCACCTTGTTCCTCACCTACTAAACCTAATACACCACTTTTAGAAAACATACCTTCATCTACTTTTCTATTTTGTGATCTATATGATTCTAGACTTTGTTTAAATTGTTTAGAATTTATAACTCGTTCTAGTTCTGATCTAAATTTTTTATCAGTAGCAAGTATTTTTTGCACCTCAGATTGCTCTGGCCCTGTAAGTTCTACTCCATCTATTTGAGTTAAGTTAGCATTAACATCATATCTGATTTCAACCAGTGCATCAGTTACAGGATCTTTTTTTTCAAAATCAATACCTATAGGAGATGTCATACTAAACAATCTTAATAAAAGATTATCTGGTCTATTTCTTAATTTTTTAGCAACACGTTCTTCATTATATATATCATATCGTTGTGGTAATAGTGTTCTTACTGCAGAAGCTCTGTAAGCAATTTTTTCATTTATAGATTCTAGTTCTTTCATACTACCATCTACAAGTTCAGAAAAATCTGCAAAACTTCCACTGTATGGCATAAAACTACCACCTACGTTTGCTAAACTTCCTTCAATTAAACTCGTTGAGTTTTCTGCAGAAAATATATTAGCAAAGTCTGTCAAACCTTGTATAGGGCCATTATCAACTAATAAACTACCAGCAACAAAAGATAATCTTGTAGCCAGTTCACTAAATTGAGATTCACCTAAAACGTCAGCATCACCAAATAAATTAGCTGCAGTTCTAGCTATACCAGACCATACCTCAGCACCTCTATAATCAATATAAGCACGTTGATTTGTAAATGGTACACCAATAGAAAATGATGTTGGTTTTATACCAGCTTGTTGCCACATCTCTCTTTCTCCAGGTTCTCTTGGTAAGTCACCTGTTAATTTACCTTGTGCAGCTAAAAGACCAAACAACACAATTAATCCTGTTCCAAATTGCATTTTACCTTCAACTTCAGCTATAGCTCCAGGTAATGTTCTTTCAGTTATACCAAGCTTTTCTAGCTCTACCATATCACCACGTAACATAGCATGGTATTTTTTATTTAAAATAGCTAATGGAGAATGATCGAATGTAATTTTAAGACCATTAACAGAAGGTGTGATAAATTTAAAGAATAATGTTGAGCCTGGTAAAGCATCTAATAAAGATGTAAACCTTTTAGAAATACCATCTAAATTACTTGTGAGAGTAGCTTTATCTCCACCTAATTTAGCAAGTCTATCAGAAACTACTTTTACTTTAATAGTAGTACCATTATCTAATTCTACATCTTTAAATCTAAATATTTTCTTTTCAAACAACTCTTCAAACTTAGGTTGAAATTTTCTAAAATCTGCAATATCTACACCTAAATCCATAGCTTCATTAAATGCCTCTTCAGCTAATCTTTGCATCCCAATATTATATCTAGCTGCAGCATCACCTGCACCCATAGCAATAGTAGAATGTCGAGATAGAGGATGTACATTAAAATCATGTAAAAGGTTAGCCATTGACCAACCTATTTCAGTCATTTTATCTCCTGCATATTTATTTTTAAAATATTCTAAACCTTTCCACTGTGCTGTTCGTCTTTGTATAGCATACTTACCTACATAATCCATGTCTTTACCCTTAAGACCTAACTGATAGTTTCTAATAAATACACTTAAACTATCACTAAGATTCTTAGTAGCTGCTTCTAATTGAAATAAAGCTGAAGCGGTTTGTCTTTTTAACTGCTCTGGGTTTTGAAACCCTGCTTTTTTCATAAATTTTGAGGGAGTTATTGGACTAATAAATGCTACTGCTTTCATCACATTTGGATATACAGCTAAAAACCCAGTGTTAGTAACAGCTTTTATAGGTGTTTTTATTCTACCTAATAAGCCATTAAAAGATACACCATACATTTCTTGTATAAGTTTAGATGGTATAGTTTTAAATCTTTGACCTTTTTTACCAGTATAGCCCATAAAACTACCACCAAAAACTCTTGATTTAAGGTAGGTTGCAATATCGTCAAGTGCTAATACATCACCATCTGACAAGTGAAATATAGTTATAAGATCTTCTACAGGTTGCATATCACCTGTTTTATAACCCTGTCTAACTAATCCAATTAAATTTTCATGTAGTTTATCAGCATCAGCTGCAGCTTCAGCTATAGCAGATCCCCGCTTACGTGCTTGTAACTTATCAAGTAGTTTAACATTACCTTGTTGTAATTGACCATCAATACCCCAAGCATATGTATACTCTTTAGTTTTTGTGGTAACTACTTTCATAAGATCGGCTAACTTTTCAAAGTTTTTCATCACTGTTAGCTTGTTCTTAATTTCTAAGGAACCTGTAGCTAAATTAGACATAGTTTGTGCTAACGATTTAAGAATAATCATGTTAGCATCTTTTTGTATTGGGCCTATAGTATCAATATATCTAGCTTTACCATTTTTATCTAAACCATAAGAATAACGTCTATATTCTTTTGTACCTAATTTACCACCTGTACTAATATTTTTTTTATATTTTTGTAGTAAACTGGTAACATCACCTTTAGTAAAATCAGCTATTCTTTCTAAAATTGGCTCTGCTCTTTTTACAGCTTGTATTGCTAAATCTTCATAATCTGATGGATCATACTTCTTTGACATCTGTGTAGTAATGTCATTGATAACTTCTGTAAAAATTTCTTCCAGATTTTTGTCATCACCCGCAACTCTTTTGATTACATCTTTTGTAATTTTTTCAGCATTATGTATAGGGCCACTTACTTCTTTTAAAATATCAGCTTCATCAAATAATGTAGATTGTACTTGAGGAGATTTTTTGGCTTGATCTATAACATTATCTACTGCGTTAACTTCTTTTACATAACTAGCTTTTTCATAATCATCAAATTGTTCTGGGTTAACAGTAGGATCTGGTTGCCTTCCTGCATTTTCAGAATCTAAATTAGTACTAGAATATCTGTCATCATTCCATACATCACCTTTTGTAGATCCGTTGGTTTGAGCTTTTTGTTGTAATTCTTGTATAGTGCTGTTTGCTTCGACTCTTTGATCTATATTAGATGTTTCTACATCATTTAAAGCATTGTCATAATTTTTTAAATCTTCTTCATCTAAATGTCTACGTATATATTTATCAAAGGGGTCTGCGGGGTCAATACCAACACCTTGATTTAATTTGACTTCCGCTAGTTTATTTGCACCTCTTTCAGCATTTAATACTTCTGAAAGCATAGCACGTTTAAATTCTTTTGTGCCAGCATCATTACCAAGTTTAATAGCTTCTTCAATAGACTTACCTTTCTTAACTGCATTTTTAGCTGTTATCTGTGCAGTTTTAAAACCACCACGTATTAATGCTGAAAAGAAATAACCGACATGATTAATACCACCACCAGCTGTTACAGTTTTTAATCTAGCTTCCCATGCAGTATCATTCTCATCTATAGCTAACCTTTCCATAATTCCAGGTAGTAACCAAGGAGCGTACTCTTGTGCTAAGTTAGCAATATTAGCATACTCAGATGATTCTGATATAAGTTCTGCTGCACCACCTTCTGCAAAAATCTTTGCACCTGCAGTTAAAAATTTTAATGGTTTATTACCTGCTATAAAAGCTCCAGCAGATCTCACTAAAGGGGCTTTAGTTAAACCTGTCTTGGCTATACCAACACTAGCAGCTCCTCCTGTCCATCTAGTTAATAAACCAAACTCAACTAAACCTCTACCTAATTTACCAAGATTTGTATTATTTTCTGGTTCATAAATATCTGGTATTTCAAAATAACTGCCACCTTGATATTCTTCACTAAAAGGATTTTCTTCTGGATTTACAGCTTTTCCTAATACAGTATTAAGTCCTGTTTCCATAGAGTCTTTAGATAGTTTAAGAAAACTACCTACACTTTCTATAGCATCACCAGTACCACCGCTTACGGCACGTACTGTTTCTGAGACTGGATCAGTAGATTGATTGATAACTTGTTGACCTTCATCTAATCTTTGTCTACCTTCGTCTCTAATAACTTGACGATCTTCTTTTATTTCTTCTAAAGATCTTTGATCTCCTTGTAATGTGTTATCTATAAAATCTCTAACTTGAGCTTGAGTATTTTGTATACCCTCACTAAGTTGATTTAAAATACCACCACCTTCTTGACTTTGTTTTAAAGCTTCTAGTTGAGGACTACCAACATCTGATAGATTAGGTAACTCTAACTCTTCGTCTTCAACTATGTCACCTTCTCCACCCATAGGCAAAGAATTTTCTAGTTCTTCCATTAATCTAAGATTCCTTGTGTTCTAAGTTTATGTATATATTTATTAGAAAAAGCTCGTATTGTTGGAAGGTTGTACATATCCATGTTACCTCTTAATATGTATGCTATATGGTATCTTGCAGCCATATATGTATCTCCATTAGACTTACGCATAGCAGAGTTCCAAGATACTTTATTAAGATAATCCCATGTTTCTTTTTGTACTAACTCATCATTTTTATAACGATGTATTGCCTTAGCAATATTTAAATTACGTATTGGATTTTCTTCATTCTTATCACCAGCTAAACGTGCTAACATTCTTTTTGTGATAGGATATTTTCCAATAGTAGGTTCTATTCTTTTTCCAATAGTTAACTTATTTATGTCCTCTGTAGGATCTATTTGTTGACCATCTACTAATTTTTCAAAATGTAAATGTTCGATTGTACTTGCACCTGTATTCCCTATTTCACCAATAATCTCTCCGTTATATGCAGCTCCTATTTTTAATGCAGGATTGTAATTTTTTAAATGTGCAAATCTATAAACCACACCATCTTTATTTTGTATATCAACATATACACCATATTTAGGGTGACGTGCATTAGCAACAACTACACCATCTTGCATATTAAATGCAGTATGGAAACCTGGGGTAGAAGTTGTACCTATATCAACACCTGTATGTACTAAACTATTACCAATACCATAATCTGATCTAGCAATACCATACTTATCAGTAATACCAATAAGTGCATGACCTACATGTTTCTTACCATCTACCAGTGCTAATTCACCTGCATCAAGTTCTAAACCTTTTGCTGTAACTTCGTTTCTAATAACAGACTCAAAGCCTAAACCTTTCCATGCGTTAGTAAGACTTTTGTGATTAAGACCATAGAAATCATTAAATGCACGATCTATAGCTTTATAACTTGTATTACCTTTAGATTGTAAATCTGATAATACATTAGCACCTTCAGAATTTTGTAAAAGATTTTTAAATACTTCATAGTTTATAGGTGCTTCATAACCAAAGTCAAGACCAAATGCTTTAGACTGATACTTAGAAAAGTCATATTCTGGTATCTTCATTGTCTGGGCTATGCGAGCTATCTGTGGGTCTGATAACATACCATTATCATTTAACTCTACCTTATCTGTTATTTGATCTTCTACAGTTAGTTCTTCTGCCTTTATAGTTGCTATTAAATCTTTTACATTAGTAGGAGTAACAAATGCTGGTATACCTTTATCAGCTGTTACATTTTGAAAACCACCTTTTATACCATCTCCGTTTGTATTTACGTAATAAGGACTTTCTGGATTTCTTATACCTTCAAGAATTTGACCTCTCATTTGACGGTCAGACTCACGTATAGCTTCCCCAAATGTCATAGGTCTTCCTGCAGTTTCAGCAGCAGCTTGTATTTGATAAGCATTATACTTTATCTCAGACATAAACCTAGTGTATGCAGAGCCAAATGTACCCGAAGAATCTTGTACATTTCCATAAACATCTATTGTATATGCTTTAGATTTGCTAACTAAAAACTTTTCAAAAGATTTTGCTTGATCTTCTACATCTTTTTTTTCTGAATCTGGATATAGTTGTTCTACTACTTTTATTTTTGGATTAGCTTCTAAATATGCTTTTACAACATCTGAATCTAAAGATGGGTCTAATATATCAGCTGGTGTTAATACACCTCCATTATCAATAATTTTACCTTTTAATGTAGTTACAGTATCATATTCATCTGTAGGATCTATAAATAATCTACTTGCATTATTAATAGCTTCTTGTTTTGCTAAAGGGTTATTTTTAATTAATTCACCCATAAAAGTTAATTTATCAGATTCATTAGCTCTTTCTTCTTTAGGTAAATCTCTTTGTTCTTGTATATAATTTGTTACACTTGTTTCTACAACTGCTGTTTGAAATTTTTTATTACGACTATAATTGTCTATTACAGCTCCTTGCTTTAGCATTGTAATAGCTACAGCACTAAACCTGTTAGGGTGTAAATCTGCTAAACTTTTTAAACCTGCAGGTGTGTCACCTTTAATAGACAAAGCATAGTTAAGTCTTTTATTTAATAAATCTGGATTGTTAGAACGAGAAAAAGAATCTTTAATTAAATCTTCTATTTGAGTTATAGCTTGATTTCCAATAGATGAATCTTTAGTTGCTTTTAAATGTGGTCTAACTAAACTGACATAACTATTTAAAATTTCAGATAATTCAGTTGATCCTGGAACATTATCCAAAGAGTTTGTAAGTAGTAGTTTAACACCCTCTACTTGAGTAGCTGCAAATTCATTATCTAGAGCTGTAAATCTTTCTTTTAAATTAGTTTTTAATACTTTTCTAGCTGGTTTAATTAATAAACTATCTACACTAACATCACTTAAATTACTTCTGTTAGCTTCTTTCCATTGATCTAATATATAATTACCAGCAACAGCTAATTGGTTTTTTGTTAAGTTAGGATCATTTATTGCAAACGGTACACCGTGACCATCTATTAATTCTGTGCTGTTAGTTCTTAACTCATTATCAAAATGAGCACTAAAGCCTTCAACCTTAAGAGCCTTATCTCTAGTTTCATAACCGTAGTTATATGCACCAGAAAATATACCTCTTACTTTTCTTGCTTTCTCTTTACCAAATGGATCATTACTATTTTCTAATTTATTAGCTAAATCATTACCTGTTTTAGTAATGTTAAGTTGTTGATCTCCAGCAGCTTTGACTGCATCAAAACCAGTAGGTTCGGCTTCTTCTTCATCTTTTGGCTTTTCAGTTTCTAACTCTTCTTCCATTCTAGCTGCAGCTCCAGCAGCATTGTTATATGCTATGGCATCTTTAGCTAAACTTGGTACAGTGTTTGTTAATAAACCTCTTAGTGTACTACTAAAATTAGTAGCTAACTGTGCTTCATAATTTGATACTCGAACAATGTTGTTAGTTTGACGTTGTTCTTCTTTTGCTTGCTCGTTAGCATTTGCTACTCTATTTTTAAGCTGTTCTTTTTGTGATTGTTCTAGAAGTTTTGCTTCTTGAAGTTTTTGTTTAGAGAGGTCAACAATTGATTTTTTAGAAAATCCAACTTGCCACTCTCCTTGTCTACGAAATCCTTTTGCCATTATGCTTATTTAGTACTCCACCAAGGTAGATCTGCTGAACCACTTGCGTGACCAATACCAGATCCTGTTTTTACTGCTGCACTGAAGCCTGTCATGATCGACCCTAACATGCCTGGTTTTTCTGGAGCTGCCATTTCTACTGGTCTTATACTCTTAAATTCTGCTACAGGAGCCATAGGTGCAGCTACGACACTGTTATATGCTTGAGAATCTGCAGAGTACTGACTAAGAAGTGTGTTGTATTCTTGTAAACCAAATGATTGTCTAGCATTAAATAAGCTTGCATCTACTGCAGCTTGTGATTGCCCTAGTTTACGTTCTTCATCAGTTAAGGTTAACATACTAGACTGTCCAGCTGTCATACCACTAGCTAGTATTGTACCTTGTGCTCTTATAGATTCTGCTAATTTTTCTTGCCCTTCAAATGCAGCTTCTGCAATTTTTTCTTGGAGTTTTAATTGGTTAGCTGTTGAAGCTCGTGATGCTTCTAATTGGTTAATATCTTTCTGCTTCTCCATCGCTGTGACGGATGCAGATTGGGCATCTAATTGTGCTTTAAATAAATCTTGTTTTTGTTGGTCTTTAAAAGCAGAAATTTGTATCTTGTTAAGATAGTCTTGTTTTGCTTGATAATTAGATCTATCTACCGCTGCTTTCTGTGCTCGGTACTGTGCCATCTTTGCTTGACGATCTGCCATTGCAGAGCCAACACCTGATATACCAGCTAAAGCGAGTGTTACTGTACACATAGTTTGTAAAATTCAATAAGGGGTACACCATTGTAAACTTTGTAATTTAGGAAGTTAAACTTTAACAGTTTAAGTAATTTAATATGTTGCTCATTACGCATGTCTGCATAATTATGTAAATAAGGATTAGATAGGCTGGCTATCCAGCGTTTTGATTCTTTAATAAATGTATGTGGATACTCAGTACTGGCATCAGTACATAACATCCATATTGCATTTGTAGAAGTCACCCCTGCCACTCCAGCAGTCTTGCCGTTGGGAACCTTAAAATGTACACAATATGTAGAATTATAATATGCTTGTAAAACTGCAGCTACTGCATGCAATCCTGTTGTTTGTTCTGCTTCACGTTTATCTTCCCAGCGTAGGTTCAGCCCTACCTCCAAAGCTAACTCTGGAGTGCAAGGCTGAATATACTTACCTTCGTACATGTCGTTTCGGGTTATAAATGCCATCCCAGCTTCCTGAGATTATGGCGGTAGAAAAAGGGTCTGGTATTTGTATTTGTAATTTATATTTTTCGTTTTTCTTTTGTATAGGTACTCTCACTGACTTAGCTAATTCTGCAGGTGGTTTATCAAAGTTACTAGAGTTAGCTAACATACCAGACTCATACTGAATGTATGTATCCATATCTGCATATTTAGGTATGATATGAAACTCTAAAGGGCCAGATACACCCATCTCAAAATTAACTCCAGATATACGTAACTCTCCATCTAAATCATAAGCATTTTGACCTAAATTAAGATAGTATGCGGGGAGTTCAATTATACTTGTATATTTGTATCCTACTGCAATTTTAGCACTAGAACTTATATTAATATTATTAAACGTAGCACTGTTAGTTCCTACAGCATCCGCTTGTCTGACAGTTCCAGCTATAGAATTACCATCGCTATCATTACCAGATAAACCAATCATAAAGAAATTGGTTGTTGCTGTTGGTGTATAAGGTATTGTTAATACAGTTTTTTCAGGTGTAGTTGTAGTCTGAGCTGCTCCTGCTACGTTAGTAGCTACAGTCATACTATCTAAACATGGTTCAAACCATCTTGCAGTTTTTAAAGGAGACCCTACATCAGCTGTAGTACCACCTAAAACATATGCTCTGTTAGCATCTGCATCAGCTACATACTCATGTTTACCTAATATGTAATTATTATTACTATCTTTTGTTATAGCAAAAAAACTACCACCTGTATATACCATGTGTTGCATAGTACCTGTTAGTGTCCAACTATACCACGCAGACTGTTCTCTTTGATTACCAGCATCATAATACTTGTAATGATATACTGTACTATCTCCTTTTTTACCATAAGTAACAATACCTATAGCTGCTGAGTTAGTAGATTTAGTTATATCTTTAGGTAAAAATTCTGGTACAACTCTTGTTTGTTCTAATATCTTAGGTGCTACATCATCATCTAATATAGTAGCTTCAAATGCTCTAGCATATGCAGATACATTAGATGTAAATAATACTGACGTACCTAAATCTACAGGATCTATACTAGAATCACATTCATAACTAGCTATCTTTTTCAGACGCACAGTTTTAGGACTAAATATATCTGATTCTGTGAATAATAAAAACTGACCATTATCACTAAACAACATCATACCTTTTTGTATAGGTAGAGTATGATTAATAAATGCAGGTTTTATATCAGATACAGTTATATCTATAGGATTATCGTCACTAGCTGCTATAGCTGATACAATAAAGAAATCAAAATATCTTCCAGGCTGACTCATGACTACCTGTTCATCAGCAATAAGACCTAATCTGTTCCTATGAAAGAACATTTGTTGTATATTTTTACCGTTAAAGGTAGGAAAAGGGTTAGATGTATTATCACCTACAGTCCTATTTTTCCAGTAATTATCATTACTAGCTGCGTTTGCTGTTGATAAATCTAATTTAGAAAAGGTAAATGTACCATTACGGTTGTTTATTAGTGCATGTGGCATCGTTGCGGGGTCTAAACCTAGCACCATAGGGTCACTATTAGACGCAAAGTTATGAGGTCTGACAGTTTCTTCCCAACTACCTACACCAGAACTACCATTATCTGCCTTAAATATAACATAATAATCATCTGTATCTAAGTCAGCTGTATTAGATATTTGAGCTACATACCCTTCTTTACACATAGCGGGTAGTCTACTAATATCTTGTGCTTTCTGACCTATCACACTCATGTTTTCGTTTACAGCACCACCGAGAAAGTTGACACCATCTGCAGCTGAACCGTTAAGAAATAAACCACTACCTATAACTTCTGCAGTTACATTAGCTAGGCTACTATTAACAGAAGTTTTTAATCCATCAAGAATACTAGCCATAGAGATACTACCATTATCTGGATTCTTAGGTGTCTTAAAGTATGCAATACCAGATACACCATCATATGTTGTTACTGGTTCTACAGCTTCGACTGATATACGATAAGATATACCTTCAATAGATACATCTATAGATCTACCTTCTGCATTACTCTTACTTGTATTTTTTATAATACCGCCATCTGTTAATGTTACTGTAGCAGTATATCTAGTTTTGTAGTTTTGTGTATATCCTAAAAAGTCATCTCTGTTGGTTGTATTATTACTTTGATAGTTTGCAGTATTAGAGTTAATATAACTTGTACCGTTAACTTGTAAACTACCCTCAATATTTTCTGTGTCAGAGTCTGCACTACTTACAGCATCTCCACCACTAAATGACCAAGTTAATGTACCAGACTTAGATTGGTCAAGATCAGTTGAATCCCATGTAGGCCCAACTAAACTACCACCGTCTATACGATCTACTTTTACAGAGGTAACTCTATAATGTGTATTGGGGCTTGGTGCAGTACCAGAATATAAAATGTATTCAGTATTATAAGCAACAGTATCAAGCCTCGCATAAGAATATTCTCCACTATTTATTGGTGCTGCTGTATTACCTGTAGTACCAATAGTTTTTTGTGGGTTAGCAATTAGTGTATAGTCTTGAATTGTAGTTACAGCATAAGGAGCTGTAGCCCCCGCAAGGTAACTAAATATAGAATCTCCACTAGAATTTGTCAGAGATTTTTCAGACCCATCTGCTAAGTCCCATACTCTAATAGGAAAAGAACCAGTATTAGCTGGTGTTATTTGTACTAAATATTTTTCATCTCCATCTCTTAAAATTTCATACCAATGTCCTGCTGAAGTAGCATTAGTTAGTTTGCCTACAAACTCTGCAGGAGGGCGTTTTTTTAAACCAAATGTTATGTCTGGGACGGCATTATCACATACCCTTAACTGTCCTGGAAATTTTATTTTATCTGGCTGTTGAGATACACCCCCTAGAAAGTTTGGGATACGTTGATTTACTGCTGCCATTACATCCTTCTTAGTACTTTAAATGGTTTGTATACAGTGTTAGCATCATGCTGATACTGATAGTCATTAAATATATTATAGTCAGCTTGTTTAGAATCGTACTCCATTGCATTTGCCCTTGCAGCAGCTTCATCTGCTTCTAATAGCTTAGAGGACTGCGGGTTATTTACCATACGGTTAGAGGCGATCCTCGATGCTCTGGTGGTTATATAGTCTTTAAATGCTTGTGGTAGATCTTCAAAATCTATCATCCATACTATGTCGAAATATAATTTACTTACATTCTGAAAAGTAAAGCTATGATTTTTTTTGTCATAAACTTTCATAACTCCATTGTCACTCCTTCTAACTACATCATAGTCTTTGCCATGTTGAAATATATTTAGATCAAGTTGTAAAATGTTGTTGGGTATTATACATTGATTATTAGTGTCAAGGTCGATAGGATAGTCATTCTCTGTGTTGTATGACCAACCCTCAGCTTGAATTTCACGGCAGACTTGCTGCAGAGTTTTCTGAGCAATAGCCACTTCTGGACTTTGCACAGTCAATGTATTAACTGGGGACTCTCCAACACTCATTAAGATAGAATTTACTGCATCCAGTTCGGTGGACACTCCATATGATACTACTGCCATAAAAAAAGGGGGACACGAAGTCCCCGTATAAATGAATAATTATGAGAAAGCTGATGGCTTTGTAGTTGTTCCTGCGAACAATTCTACACAAGCTGCAGGATTCACATAGTCTGCTCCCATAGCGAGTCTTCCTAGGATGACATCACCTTGGTAAACAACAGAAACATCACCAGAAGTTACTTGAACCTGTGGCCCGATTGTTTCTACTACACCTGCAGCTTCTCTTTGGAAGATTAGTCCGCATGTGTTTGCAAAGTTAGAGGCAGCACCGTAGTTCTGACGAGCTCCGTAGTTGTTGCCTGTAGCTGTATTAGC